TTTCTTGAATTATGGGGGTGATTTCGGGAGTTATCTTTTTAGCACTGTTAAAAACTTGCTCAACTAATACATGCAGAGAGTGGTATGTTTTGTAATGTGCCTTTGATTCGATTAGTTTTTTTACATCGATAGCCTTACTGACTTGGATGAACTTCTCGATTGCCTCGTCCTTTGGCTTGATTACTGGGAAGACATGGCCGCAAGGAAACAACATCCCGAGATATTGCGCATCGCATAGCTTCTTTGCGGTGTGATGCAGAGCTCCGCACTTTGGGCACTGCCTAACTGGAGCCACGCCTTCGCCTGGCTTCTTCGGGTTGTGGAAGATATTGCTCCAATTGCGAGGGGATGACCATAGGCCATGCGTGATGCAGTTGCCTCCAAGATCTATGATGGTGAATGCGAGCTTGACATTATGCGGCCTTGCACCGCGCCCGCACATCTGAAGCCATAAGGGCATGGATGCTGTGGCCTTGTTTACGATGACGGTCTCGATGTCGGGCTGGTCGAATCCGGTAGTGGCGATGCCAATGTTGTTAAGTATTGCATCGGGAGTGTTGGCAAACCATTGCAGCACCTCAGCCCGATTAGGCGAGTCAGCATCAAGATGGCGCGAGTTGAATCCAGCGGCTTGGAAGGCTGCATTGACTGCCATCGAGTGCTCGACATTGCAGTTGAAGATTATGGTCTTTTGGCCAAGTGAGTGTGCCTTGTAGGCGTTCACTGTTGTCTCGATGTACTTAGGTGCTTTGAATGCAGTTGCCATCTGGGCTGCATCGAACTCGCCAGCTTTCATCTTTAGCCTTGCGCGGTCTACAATCTGAGCGGCTGAGTAGGTCAGCTCTGGGCAAAGGTAGCCTTGCTCAATCAGGTCGGGGATATCGATGCCGCACACGATGTCATCGAAGTAGTTTCGCAAGGGATTGGTCTTGCGAGATGCCAATGGGGTTGCTGTGAAGCCAATGATGTAGCTATCCGTGAAGTGCTCGATTACCTTGGTGAAGTTGCCGATATGCACCTCATCGACAATGACAAGCCCGATGTTGGTGAACTTGTCGAGCCGCTTGTAAGCAGTCTCAACCATTGCGACATAAACCCTTGCATGTGGGATTGACTTCATGCCAGCGGTTACGGCTTGTGTGGGTAATGCGATGGCGCGTGAAGCTTGATGGAGCAGTTCTTCACGATGCACAAGGATTAGGATGTCTGTGCTGTTGCGGGCTGTGAAGCGGTCGCAAATCGCAGAGAAGCACACGGTCTTGCCGCCACCAGTTGCGAGCTGCGCAACCACCTTACGATTGCTGCGCAGGCTCGCTGCGATGTTATTGATGAAAGTCTCCTGATAGGGGCGAAGGGTCATGATATTTGAAACCACTGTTTGTCATGATTTATAAAAATCGCCTTTACTAAAATATCATTTATGTAAGGCATAGCAGCCTTAAAAGCTTCGTCAGGTGTTTCAAATATGCCCACCTCTTTAAGGTTTGCTGCAAATGGATAATCGCTAACAAATAGAACTAATAAACGCGTCTGCTTTTTCATGATTCGTAGTTTTGGTTGTAGTATTGTTCGGATTCTGTTTGAAAAAAATCTTCGTCTTTAAACCAATATTCTGATGATAATGGTAATATGTAAGCGTTTTTTATCTGCTCCTTCTCCATTGCTTTTGCTTGCTCAACTAATTCTATGCTAATGTATGTTTGTCCAAATGCTTTTTGATATTCTTCGGAATGGATATATTGGACCAACAACTCAACTGCTGTCTGCTTTTTCATATTGCTCAATAGCTTTGAAAATTTGGTAAACTACTTGAGGCACTATGGCATTTCCTCCGGCTTTGATGGATTCGTTTCTCCATTTAGAAAAGGTAATTCCGTCCAGTCGGGAGGAAATCCCATCATCTCCAGTACAAATTGAGGATTGAGTTGGGAAGTTGTGCCAGTTTCCAATCTCGCCCGCTTCGTTAGTGAATCTTGATTTTCCAATCCCGTTACTTTCTCTCCGCAATCGGATGCCATTGGTGTCGGCAGCATCCCTTTCCTCGCCATTGTGCATAGCCCAATTTGCAAATTTATCCCTTCCGATTTCTTCCTCTCGTATCTCGCATCCCACGCTTCCGGTGTGCTTCTGTCCTCCATTGCTGATGGTGTCGGTAGCAACCCCATTGCCATTGCTCGGCAAAGGGTTACACTGTGCATCGAGCCCTCCTTTACCTGGCTGCTTTTCATCGTTGCCGTTGCATTGGTTGAGTCCATTGCCGTTGGGGTGGGGAGCATCCCGTGGAATTGCAGATGATCTAATATTGAGTTCGGTCTTGCTTCCCCGTTCGCTCTGCTGAACATTGATGTCGCTCCGGTTTCCTGTAGTGCTTGTACTCTGTCGGGGTGTTCCCTTTGGATTGCCGTTGGTGTGGGCAACAAACCAAACTCTGTCTCTTCGGTGCGGTGCGTTGACGGCACAAGCTGGAAGTACATACGGTTGTACTTCGTACCCTTCAGCTTCCAAATCAGCCTGCACCTCGTGGAATACCAGCCCTCCTGACCAATTAACAAGGCCGAGAACGTTTTCGCCCACAACCCAACGCGGCTGAATTTCTCGAATCGCTCTAAGCATCTCCGGCCAGAGGTGTCGCTCATCTTCTTTTCCAAGTCGCTTTCCGGCCATTGAGTATGGCTGGCAGGGAAATCCCCCTGTGAGGATGTCAATTCTGCCTCTGTGAATAGTGAAATCTGTTTTGGTAATGTCTTCATAACTGATTGCATTTGGAAAGTGATATTTTAATACTTTTTGCCCGAATGAATTCCACTCGCAGTGGAATATGTTCTCCCAACCCATCCACTCAGCGGCTAAATCAAAGCCGCCAATTCCGCTAAATAGTGATCCGTGTGTCATCTTTTTTATTCCAAGGTTTATGTCCTTTGGTGAATCGATTCTTCACCCCGGCAATTGCCACAACTTTGCCATGCACCTCTCGAATGTACTCAGGTGCTTTCTTTAGCCCGAGCCTGAATGCGATGTTATAAACGCTCGACTCAGATATACCAAGCACTTTGGCAATCTCTGCCGTCTTGGTGTGCGAGTAATACTCCACAACGTAATCGATTACAAGCTGGCCGTGTCGCTTACTTCCCATAATTGCCATCGAATTGATTGAGAAAGCCTGCGATTAGCTGGAATGCATGGTCGAGTTCTTGCTGATTGTGGCGGTATAGGTAGAGGTCTTTGAACTGCCCCGACTTCTTCACCTTTGGAGGCACGCCGATGTAGTAGAAGTCTTTCGGGTCCCAGCCCATCAGCATGCAATACCAAACGGCCTGCACATGGTTGAAGTGCTTTATCATGTCATCGGCAAAGGCTTGCAGATTCTTCGCCGTTGTGGTCTTGACATCAGCGATGATTTTCATGTCATCCCAGCAGATATCCATCGCACCTTTGGCGATAACGGTCTTATCCCCGAAGGTCAGTTCAGTCACCACGATGCGCTCCTTCTCGCTTTTGTCGAAGAGCTCACCAAGCAGCTCGACCTGATGAATTGCATCGTATGTATTGCGCACTGCATCGCCCATCTCTGAATAGTCGCACTCAAGCAGCGAATAGTGGAAGTCCTTGCCGTAGTTAAGCGATGCCTTTGCGTAGCTGATGTCTCCAGTGTAGTGCCGTTTGATTCGGCTTGCTGATACCGCTGGGTAGGTTATGTATTCTTCGCGTGTCATGAGTTGAATGTCTCGGTAAAATATTCGTTAGCTGTTTGCGGACCTTCTTTTATGCCTTCGAGCTTTCCGGCTGTGTACATCTGCATCATGTACTCGCGCTCAACTACCTTGGCGGTTTCGAATGCCTCTGCAAAGAAAGGCCCCATTTCTGATGCGAGCTTGTTCTGAATGGTTAGTCGCAGCCATTCAACTGCTGTCATTTTAGTTGCCATGATTAGGGTGTTAGAATAGGATTTGATAAAGCTTCCATGACCTCAATACATTTGAAGTAGGTGCGATTCCCAACCTTGTAAGGCTTAAGAATGCCAATCTTAGACCATTCGTGGATGGTGACCAATGACACATCAAATAATTTTGCAACATCCTTCCGTGTCATTAACTCCTTGGTGGGCGCGGGTGGATGTTCAACTTGACGATTTAAGGTTCTTATTTCTTGCCTTACGGCTTCTGCAATTAGATTAGCCAACTCCCTTGGCGTGGTCTGAATGAATTGAATTGTTTCCATGTTTTATCGTGTTATGGTTTGTATTTGTTCTTCGTAAATCTCGATGCCAGAGATGGCGGTCACTCCGCACTTCTCCATTGCCTTGAGCAAGTTCTGCGTGAGGTCTTCTGGCTTATACATTCCCGAACCAAATAGCACACTGAGCACCTTCATCCAATCCACTTCGCCAGTGATGCGAGTGCGACGGATGGTGCGAATGCCTTTGATGTGGCTGTGCTGGATGCTAACATCAGCGAGCTGATCGGTCAAGTCGGCTATCGAGCGGGATTGCTCCTGTATGCGCTTTTGTTCTTCTTGCTGCTTGCGATTAAGCTCGGCTGTGTACTTCAGCATCTCAGCTTTGGTGGATGCGATGAAAGCCTGGAGAGGTTCGGTGGCATCTGACTCGATGCGCATGAGTTCTTTTTTGTAGGCATCGAGCGGGCCGGTGACCATCTTACGCGCATCCTGAATTGCCTTAACAGCGGTGTTAACCTGAGCGATGGCGTTGGATGCGGCGGTGTATTGGTTTTGGCTTTCGATTGGCTGAATGTTAGCCGTTAGCCTCTGAGCATTTAATGTCTCGGGAGAATTTATTGATTGATACAATTTTTCAATCGGAATTGTTATCTTTGCGATACTGTTCATGTGTTTTGTATTAGTAAAAGCCCGGCTATAGTGTGTATGCCGGGCTTTTTTTGTGGTTAGAAATTAGAATGGACTCTTATCGTCTGACTCTGAGAATAGTGAATCGAAGTCTGTGGCTGATGCTTCCCAAGTTGGAGCTGGCACAGCTGGCTTGGCGGTAGTTCGCGCAATCCATTCATCGCTTTTGCGAATATCTTCCTGAAGGAACTCCGGCAGCTTTGCGAAAACCTCAGCATTGTGCTCGGTTGTGTCATAGGCCAGCAGCTCGTTGATGGCAGGGGGGCAAGTAAGGCCCTTCGGCAGCGGAGAGATGCCCATGATATTGGCATACACTCGGTCCTCTTTGCCATTATGAGCGATGTTAATCATGCCTGGATGTCCGAGTAGCTTGGTGATGTCGAAGTCAGCGGCTTGCGCATCGGTTAGCTTCTTGCCAATCCATGACTCGATGAACTTGCGCAGCGATGCCTTCTCGCCCATTGTTAGGTTGAACACGCCCTTCACGTAGAACGGCTGTTCGCCTTTGTCTTCGCTGAATACAGCGGTCTCGGTTGGCAGTTCAAAGAGGAATTGAACTTTGCGTTTCTTGTTGCCCCACTTCTCGTCAAAGGTAGTGCCCTTGTCGATGATTTGGTAGCAGCGCGCAGGATATGCGCCTTCGGGTGCGATTTGGCGGGTTTGGCTTCCGCCTGAGTTTACTGGTGCTTTCATGATTAAAGATTAAATTGAGGTTAAAAGTGCTTGAGTTGATTGTTCGTGAAGGTATTCAGTGACGAATGCAAACTGATTGTGGAATTCTTCCATGTTGCAAGGGTCATAGATGCGCTTCTCAGGTGATACGCCGTGCTCCATCGAGCGGTGATACTGGCGTGCAAGGTTTGCGGCTTGGCTGTCGCATCGGGTGTAAAGGCCCTTGATGCAGGCGTCATTGACAACCATCACCATTGTGCCGGTGAGGTGGTTGTAGTGAAAAAATTCTGTGCCCTTCCAATTCTTGAAGGTTGTCGCTGGTGATAGTTCTGGTGTGTTCATGTTTTTTCGTTGTTTTGTTTGACAAATGTAAAACCTTATTTTGATTTCACAATACTTAAACAAAGAAAAAAGCAAACCACCAGCGCGAAAAATCGCAAGTGCTTAATAATCAACGCAATTATTTTGCTCGACCAATTGCGAACCCTGTAATGCCACCAAGTGCGAAAGCGAATGCGCGTGTCTCATACCACTTCTTCGGCGGCTCAGCCACGATTATGTTGTTCATTCTGGTAACGGTTACATAAGGGTTATCAATGCCAAGCCGAACCACCTTGTCACGCTTACGCGATAGGAAGCCCTTACGCAGCGTATCTCCAATCGCAACGGTATAACTTACCGGAATGATAATTGAATCCAACTGAAGCCGTCCTGCGCGGCTTATTTGCCCACCTATCTCGAGCCACTTACCCGGCCGATGGAAGGTGCGAGGCAGGCGAAGGTGCGGAAAGCTATCAATGTACACGGTCTCGCCAAGTTCTACTTGCGTCACCACCTTGGTCCGCGTTTGGTACCTGATCACCACCTCAGGCTCACGCAATTCCAAGGCTCGCAGCTTGGTGCCTGCCGCTGCCAGCTGCACGCCTTGGCTGTGCATCTTGCTGCTATCTCTCGCAATGCGCACAGCGTACTCATTATTGAGCGAATCGAGATACCTCGCATTGCTTTCTGCCTCACCTAATGCTCCGCAAGTGCGCATCAAAAGCAGCAAAAGAAATAGGCATATTGCCAACAGGCTTAACGTGCTGATGTTGCTTTGCTGCATTTGATTAGTTCGTTTAATCGTTTGAGATAAGTGCTTTTATCGCGCAGCTCGTTGAGCAATATATCGCCCGCCACCTTAATCGGCATTGCCTTCTCGGCTATGTACACAGCCAGCACCTTCACAAGTCGCTCATCGCATTCGCAATCGGTGGCCGGTAGGTTGCTCATAATTGCCGTGTTGCTTTTTTGACCAATAGCCGAATCACATTGTCGAGCTTTTCAACGCTGTCCTCGAGCATCTTCATCACTCCATCGCGTTCCTGATCGGTTGCCCAAGTGTGCTCGTTTATCATTTTCACCAATCCACCGATCGATGTCAACGGCTGACGAAGTTCGTGCGATAAGGTAAAGCGAAACTCTTCGAGCAGCATCTTTTGCCGTTCGTATTCGTGGTTGCTTATGGAAGTAACATCGACCAGCTGAATGCCGATGAAGTGCAGCATATCTACAATGGCGTAAACATTCCACATATTGAAGCGCTCGGATGCAATCTTCTGCTTAGTCTTTGCGTATGCCCGAATCGGGTCGGGCGATTTGGTTTGGGCCTTGCGAATGGCTGCAAGCAGTTCATCGCGGTCGCTATCTTGCGCTGCGATGTCGAGGATATTGCCGGGCTTTATGTGGCTGGAGTATTCGCGAAATAGGTCATTCGTGGTGACGATGTTGCCATCCCTGTCGGTGATCACATAGAAGAGGTCAATTGATGACTCAAGGATGTGCAGCGATGCCATGCTGCAAAGATACGTTAAACCGAACG